CGTAGGTTGTATAACAGACTGCCATGCATCTTCAGCACCAATACCTTTAGTACAAGATGATGTTTCATCCCATACAACAAAGTAAGCACCTTTACCACGCATACGCTCCACTGATTCATATGATAATAAGATTAGTTCTACACCACCTCTAAACCAAAAGCGTCCGAGGTCTCTTGAAGATTTAGTGGCGTAGTTTTCTATTCCTAATTCAAAATTAATTAGTGGATAATAAATGTCTTTAACCTGATCGTAAGTAGGCGCAATAATATAAACCTTCTTATTAGGCACTCTCTCTGGTAATTCGAGTAACTCAAATATAGCCGTAATAGCACAAACGGCAGCCATATATGACTTGCCCCAACCCCTAGCACAACATACGGTACTATATCTAATTGATCGTTCAACGAATAAAGCTTTATAAATATCTGATTGGGCTGGATGTAAATTAATAGCCATGCTTTTCCCTTATGATATCTAATACATCACACAATATAAATAAACATAATTGAGTAACCATCATATAAGCCCATGTATTTGTTTCCATCCAATAGAATGAACTTAACAGTAACATATTAATTAACATAATACACCAATTCTAAAATATCTGTAATTAGTATCATAAACCATAAGGGCTTAAGTGGGACTTCTGACATTAACAAACCAACACTAAGACTAATGCTCCACATTAACAAGACTATCATCAAATTCATCTTCTGTATCTCCTATGGTGTATGTGTCACCACTATTGCTTAAATTAATTACTAATGCCGCTCTTTCAACAGCATTACCCGTATCTGTTTCAGGCACCCTACCATAATAATATCTTAATAATTTCTCTGAGATGCTGGTCAACTTGTCATATAAGTTCATGTGTACTTCAACATTATAATTACGGGTTTTACCCGTTGACGTTAACACTACAATTTCATTGTTTCTCCACTTCTCATGATATTCTAATTCATCTTCTAATTGTCTGAATTTCCTTACTAATTCATATATAGGATCAAAACGTAACTCTGTCAGTCTAGCCTTAGAGCTGTGAGTACCTGCTTGCACCTTACGAATTCTCGTCATTGGGCTGATTTCTTTATTCATGTTTTTTCGTTTCTCTTTCAAGGAGTTAGCAATTTTCTTAATCTTATTTTATTTAGTTTTTAAGGGTTAATTTAACGGGTTAATATAAAGGGGTATTTACACAAGATTAACCCGTTAAATTATATATTAAAATATATTATTTATTATTAATATATTTATAAAGATATTAATAATTACTAACTACTAACTATTATATACTGGGGGGGAGGCGGAGAGGGTTAATTTAACGGGGTTAACTCTAAGCGACAACATAGAACGTAGAACGTGAAGAATGACAATAGGTTCCATCAGACATATACCAATTTAACTCGGTATCCATACTTAACGGTGGAATTGTTTCTGTATCTATCCCTGTGGTTATAACATGTGGTTGAGAATATACTACTGTTTGAAGAACTCCTAGAGAGTTCATTATTGTTGGGCCATTAATTGTATTGTTCATTTCTTAAGCAAAAAAAAAAAATAAGGGGCTCCCAACACTCCACCTCCAACACCCATACACCCGAAGGCATATAGATATTAGAGGGGAGTGTTGGGAGAATGTTTAAATCTTACTAATTAAATCACGGTCATTTAGTTCACCAATGCTGTAATAGTAACCATCGCCATTGAGGAAAAAGGATTCATGATTGTCTGTATTGGGTTCAATTACCACGATAACAGACTCCGAATTGACTGATACAATGACAGCTTCATCATCACCACGTGTTAACCAAGTTTCACCCGATTTAAATTTAGGTAATTCTTTAACAAGAGTCATGCTGGATATAGGATTATCCAGATCAAAAACTCCGTCAATTGTATAGGTGAATGTGTCCAAATTGAATTCACCTCTTCTAATAACGACTACAGGGTACTTAAAATCTTCATAGGGAGTGTTTATATAAACGACTTCTATAATGGCGCCCGTTCTTGTTTCATACTTTCTACCAACTTCTAATTTCATGACTTTACCTCATTAGGGATTAAGTTATATAGTGAATTAGGGAGTTCAAGACAATGTACCCCATCTTTAGTGAACCAACACACATCGGCATGGACTGTGTTCTTATTAAGTATCGTAATCATTGTATACTTCTCTTGATCACTGTCACACATACTCACAATAGTGTACTCTAAACCATTACCATTCACAACCACATCGCCTACTTTGAATTTAGATTCTAAGGCTAAATCATCTCCACCGAGCCATTGAGCGCTGGTGCGAGAACCTTTAATGAATACACATAAATATGGTAGACCTACCGCAGGATTCTCGTCAACGTGCACTATTGTACCCTTCATATTTCTTGAAGTAATTTTATCGCCGCGTTTAAATTTCATACTACTTCCTCAATCAGATCATATTCAGAATAATCATAGTCAAGCTTATGATCAACACTCACAAATTTACCATTTAACATATGCGTTTTAGGCTCTATAGCACCATAGTCGTGTGTATACATTGCAACTACAGGGTATATAATCTCCTTATCACTTATGTATATAATCTCCCATTCTTGGCCGTTTCGATCTTTGTACTTCTTCCCTAACTTTAGTTTCATTGTACTTCCTCCACTAAATCATAGTCACTGGTGTCACCCAAAATATATTTTCCCTCTGGCGTATACCACGCGGAGTCTGGATTACTGTCGAATGTTTCTAATGTTATACCACAGAAGGGGTATAAGTTGTTAAAGGGTTCTTCATGTTCATAAACAATAATAACCTTGGCTCCAAACTTATCTAGGTACTTTTTACCGACTTCTAATTTCATGACTTTACCTCATTAGGGATTAAATTGTATATTGAAGTAAGCTCTCCAAACGAAAAATTTCATCTTAGCCTTGCTCACGTAAGTGTAGAACTTTTACTAAGAATGAAACTGGAAATGCTAAAGTTTGCCAAATCCCTTTCCCTATGAATCGACATAAAACTGTAAGATCATCAGGCGCATGTAAATGACAAGGCTCACTTGTCTTGTTAATCATAAGCTCCCCACATTTCTTGCATGAGTAATATGAATCGTCCATTACTACTCTCCTGTTAAACAATGATAGATGATATTGTCGATAATACGGTTCTCTTCGACTTCCTCATAAACTCTATTAACGACATCTTTAAATTCAAAATAAGCTTCTTGAAATACTTTGTCTTTAGCCACTAATTCGTTAAACAACTCACATGTTATATGCCCTGTCATGTCGGCATCAATGTTTATATGAATATGTAAATCCAATGAATCTGTCATAACCTCCCCTCCTTTCTGACACGAGCACAAACTGAGAGTGCATCTGGAAAGGCAGTCTGCATAACAAACTCTTTATTCTCATCAAACTTAATTGTCACGAAATCGCCTTGCATATTATCTGAAGAGCCTCTCGGTAAATAGCCAATGAATCTAAATTTGTTTTGAAGTGGATGATACATAATAACTTTGACAGCCATTTTATCATGTGGATTCGAAGGCTCTCTTTCTAAGAACCCCGACCAACCTTCTCTAATATCGTCATAAGAACTTTGCGCCTCGTTTCCCCTAAAATATAAACCTACCACAGTATATTTCTTTTTCATTACAGAGCCTTTAAATAGTTGTGAATTTCTACACGTGTAAATTCATCTACACGATATACATGAGCTGTTGGAACAAACACTTGATGAATACAAATCTCTGTATATTCAGCTTTACGTTTAATATTTACTTCACCAATACTTGAGTCTGTGAAATAATGTGTGGCACCACCGATTTCTGAAAAGATTAACATTTATCTAACTCCATTGTATAATAACCAGGCTCCCAAGTCGGGTTCTCAAAATTGCCTGATGATAAGGCTCTAAGCTCGTAAGTCATCAGTTGTACAGCCACAAACCAAGCACTAATATACAGCTTATCTTCTGAACTTAATTCATCAAAAGATAATATTTCAAAGATCATAGACTGATGATAAACACCAGTTATTGTCATGTTAGGAAAAATGATATCTAAACGTTTAAACGTTAAGAAACCATCGACATTGTTCCAATCTTTCCCGTCAAACTCAAACCCAACGACAGGGTATTTGTCAAATTGCGTTTTAACGAATGGCATCCCTTTCTTAACAAACTGATTAGAGGTTAAGATCTCTGGTGAATCAATTAACGCGTGCATAATGAGTCCCTGTAAGTAATAGCTTCTTCTAATGTCTTGAAAGTTCTGCGCGGGTGTTTATATTTATAAACACCAAATCTTTTTTCACCGTTCTTAAGCGAAATATAACGAATATGCTCGCGGACATCGTTTCTAATTATAGATACTGAATAAAGGTTTTCAATACGAGTATCAAACGCGTTTAGATTTTTAAATAGAATTCTCTCATCCTCACGCAAGACACCTTTATGAAAGAACCAAACGACTCTGTGTGTGAGTATATACTTCTTTTTGAAAACTATCGCCTTAAAATTATGATTAAGATGTGTGCCAGTGCCGGTATGTACACTTGAGCAATTTAGCCCTGCCCTGCTGTGACTTTTATTCCAATAGAAGTTCCCTGTCAATTCACAATAGGTTGCTACTTGTTTAAAGCCTTTAATATCAAACATTTTAATACCTCTTAGTAGTTATGAGCAGTTGAGAAGCATACTCAGGCTTAAAGCTTATTAGTCGTCTAACATACCCGCAGTATCGATAAGATATACCAATGCATCACGGCATAATACATGTAATTGAGCTTCAGTCATATTCACAAATGTCTGCATTACAATAGTGTTATCGCCTCCTGTGACAAGAAGTTTAATACCATTTTTCTCTAATACTATATCATTGTTTCTTGAATCTACAAGTTTAAACTTACCTGCATCTGGATCATTATTAATCTTAATAGTACTGCTATGAAGATCGACAAGCTCTAACAGTTGTTGGTAACGCTTATTTATAAGCTTTAAGCTCACTGTCAGATCGTCAATGATTGTGATTTCTTTAGGGTAGATCAGATTCAATAAGGCTACACCTCTTTCTTCTAAACAATCAATCCTTACCTCACGAATTCTATCTACTTGAAAAGTTTCTTCTTTAATACTATTTACTAACTCCAAGCCTTTAGTTAAAGCTAACCCCAAATAATTATTGAAAGCTCCACCTTTTTGAAAGCCTTTAGGCACTGAGCTTTTAAAACTGTCCTTTTCTAAAGATGAGTTAAAACGAATTTGCGCACTATTCTCTTGACTTATTTTTGGGTAATCCTCGGATCTTACTGATGCCAATCCGAGATTGATAAGCTCAAGGGCTGCCACAGGATGATGATAACCTTTACGACTAGCGTAAGAAGCGAATTCTTTTTTAATTTCGTTTGAGATATATACGATTGCAGTTATTTTGCTCATTTATTTTTCCTATTAGATTTCAATTAAAAACCCCATCAACCGGAATGGTCAATGGGGATATATTACTTACTTGCCTACTTTTGCTTCGCGTTTCAAACGATTAGCTTCACGTTTAGCTTCTAAAGCTACTACAGCTTCTGGGCCTTGTGCTTCTGCTTCTGCATCTTCACGAGCGCGTTTGTCAGCTTGGTATTGCGCCAAACCTTGAACAGCTTTCTCACTAACTTCACGTTTCTCAACACCTGCATTATAAGCTTCAAGTACTGCAGCTTGGTTTTCAACAACCCAAGATGCTAATTCTTTGTTTTCAGATGCATTAAACAATACAGTTGTTGCTTCAGCCGCTTTTTCTTCAGGTGTCATACGTTTAACCGCAGGCCATCTGAAAGATTCACGAACTGCAACTAAGTTATCGGTAATGAATGCGAATGCTGGATTAGCAGAATCTTTAATAGCTTCTAATGCTTTATCCAATTTCACATAATCACTTTTAGTTACACGACGAATGTTAGAAGATTCGAATGCTGATTCAACTGTTTCTTGATTCTCTGTCAACCAGTTAGCCAAAGACTCTTGATTTCCTGTAGCTTCTAACATAGCAGCTAGGATTAAAGGTCTACGGATAAATGACATTGCTTCTGCTTTAGTTGCGAAAGCTTGACCGTTTACCATGAAAGCTTGTTGAATAGTTAATGTTGACATTTTGTAACTCCAAATAATATAATATAATTAGTTTGGTATATACATTATGATCCTTGATGCGACACTTGCCGATATACAGAAATTTAGCGTGTTTTTACTTCAAATACCCTAGTTTCATTTTTAGAGAATAGGGTTAATTTAACGGGGTGAGACACACGCAATGAAACTCAAACCCGTTAACGGTACTTTTTTCGGACGCTGGCCTACGCAGGTGTCCCGACAGGCACGTGCCACGGGTGTTGCACGCCCGCCGCCCAGTCAGCCCGTGTGGGCCTGTTTCCGGCTGAAATTTGGGGTATTTCGAGCAAATCTTCAGGCTGTTCCTCGAACGCCAAATCCACCCTGCCATCGAATGTCCAACATTCGAATATCCATTCTTTGTATCCACTGCAGAAGTATTTCCCGATCACAGGATACTCATTAGAGATTGTCTTAACACCTAAGAGTATGACACGGTCTCCAGCGCGAGTTTGGTAAGTCTTTTGTAAATCTACTGACATATTACCTCCGAAAAAAATAAGAATTAAAACCCCTCACCCAAACTCTCCCGTAGGATTGTTTGAATAAGGGGTTATTTGTTTTACTTTGTTCTGACACGACCTTGATCTGGATCTGAGAGTTCTACTAACTCATAGATTTGTCGCCCATCGATTACGATACCTCCGATGTTGGTTTGTCTTACTTCTTTATAGCCGCTATAATGTAACTTAGCTGCTGTAAAACTTAATGCTACTGCCACTACAAACCCAATTAAAAAACTTCCTAGATTAAAATTCATTTGATTAAACCTCTTGGTTAAATTAAGAATACTACTTATATGTTGTACTTCATATAAGATACCATCTTTCCCGCGATTATATCGCCCATTGGAAGCCGACATATACTGCCCCTATGAAGATGCCCAAGGTTATTCCACCAAATAATGATGACAAAAGAATAATAAGTGTTTTCATAACATCGTTAAATGATTCTTCAGTCATCTTCATCCTCCTCGAGTAATTCTAAGGCATACTCATAGCCATCCCAGTTATCTACTCCTGCATTTTTTAAACAATTCAGGAAACTTTGATCTTTCAATAGTACCATATACTCTGACACACCTATTGTTATTACCGCTTCACCTGTCATATCTGAACCTATAACAAAAATTACTAACATTCATTGTGTAAACGTCACCAGTCACTATATCTTGATACGTAATAGAGTCTACCCAACGATTTTCACCACCAGTGCTAATACAATGCATTTTACCTTCATGTAGCACTTTAACTCTAGTACTGCCTAAATTGCTAATGTACTCTCGCCCTACTACTGGAATTATCATAAGCTATCCCGGCGGATTGCATGAATAGCACATGCAGTTTCTGTTATAACCATGTGGTCCACGAATCTCATCATCGTCTTCTTCAAATAATGGTTCACTATCATCAGAAGGGTCATAGTCCCATTCTTGTTCTTCAGTTAATTTACCTAATATCATTCTTCCTCCTCGTCGTCCCAATCCCATTCATCATATTCTTCATCATCATCAATCCAATCTTCATCATCTTCGAATTTTAATGGTACATAATTTTCTTTTTCATCTAGTAAACCTCCCCACTCTTCTAGCCAGGCTTCATAATGTTCTTGTTCTTTATCTCTTTTTTGTTCTTCAGTCAATTTGTCTAACATTCTTTGTCTCTCCACTTTAGCTCTATCATAACCCATTTCCTTTAACAAATTTTCTTAAGGCTCTCCAACGAGATTGTTGGAACTTAACTTCAACTCTTAACTCATAGATACTGGATTTCGAATCTCTCAACATGAGTGTGGCGTGATGCAACAATTCAGAAAGTTCTATAATATCCGAAATACCTAACTCGTCTTTTAACTCATTGTAGGACAATCTTAAGTTATCAGCTTCCATATTCTTTCTCCAATTTAGCATAAGCAACAATTTGATTTTCTATCACATGTGGATTGACGGCGTGGGTTCTAAGACTATTCCTACGTTGAGCTTCCTCCAAAGCAATTGGGAATTTCTTATATTTAACACGATAATCTCTAAAGAGTAACTCTTGAATGATAGGACATGTATCTTCTACGTAAGGGAGTTTAAGATTGGTGTCACAGAAGATAATATTACGCCCGGCACCCACATACTCTTTAAACATCATTTCTCTCAATATCTGACATTCCGATTCCATAGTATCAAAATCCCAGAAGTCCCACATGTTTTGAGTCTCTGGATTAAAGTCACAATGCGCCATCAAAAGCTCACGTCTGATAACATCTCTATCAATTACCTTATAAGCTGCTTGTTGTTTTGCCCAAGTACTTTTACCGCTTGCACTAATACCGATTGTAAATATTGCTTTCTTCACTTTTCCAGCCTCACTTAATAAGTCTCTGCCTGTCATTGTCATATCGCCGAGATCTCTACCATTCTTATCGACAAAATACGAATCACCGCTAGTTAATAAGACTTTATATGGATATTTACCTAATGCTTTCTTTTCCACCAGCTCTACTATTGCGTCATTACGATTGTAATAGAAATTACCTACTTCAAGTTTCATATAGATCTCCAAATTGAGGCCATCCTTGGCCATGTTAAATTAAGCTACAAATTCAAGAAGATCAAAATCTGATATACGGTCTGAATAATACTTACCGTTTAAATCATATTGTCTTATAATGTACCTATCCTCGGTTTCGATAACACCTAAGACCTGTTGGCAATTAGGTATGGTAGCGTTAATATAAACAACTTTAACTAAAAGCCCTCGTGCATTTCTGTAGGTGCTACCAACCTTTATATCAGCCAAGCCTTCAAAGAGAGCCGATATGTCATACTCACTAACTTTGTCTTCATAGATTTGACCGTTTCGCCCATAACCAAACTCAGAACCTATTTGTGTATTGCCTTTAATTACATAAAAACCGCCAGCATTAGAATCGGAATCTACACGAGTTACTGTAAGCACTACGCCATTCTTCAATAAGTATCGCTTACCTTCAGTGATTACAAGTGTATTAGAAACTAACTCAACAAGATCGTTAGCATGTTCACCCATAGTTGTACACCATTTACCTTTCTTGGTGTATGTACGGTCAGGCTCAGTATCAGTTGTATAGAAACAATACTTATTATCAACAGTCGAATCTTTCATAACCTTAATGATTGCCAATCCATCACGAGTCTTATAAGATTTTCCATGTTCCAATCTAAAACCTTTATCAAAACGTTTCACTAAATCATACTCATCTGCGGCATTAAAATTAAATCGAAAACCTTCATCATCAACTGTATAAATGCCTGAAAAAGAGGCTGATTCAACAGTATAGGGGTAAGACTCGGTCCCATCTTCTCTAACTACAGATACTACTTCGCCAGCACGTGTTATATATTTTTTTCCGAGTTTAATCTTCATTTTGAATCTCCAGTTAGTAAATCACTTAAATAGTTAGCTTCATCGAGATCATATCTTCTCTCAACAAATTTTGGTTCGAACAATGAATATCTTCCTTTCTTATCTTGTATAGCTGTCGAATATGTGACAGCTATAATTGCAAATCTCCAATCCTCTTTATTGGCATTAATTTCAAATGTTAAAGCATCTGTTAGATTACCTACATTTACAGCAAGCTCCCCACACTCTGTTGTACAAGCCAATGAGCCAAATGTAAACTCATTAGCACCAGTTCCAGCTACAAAGTCTATAATTCTCAGTTCACATTCGTGTTCTTGTTTAAGTTTAACTATCTGCGTAGATTTACCATCTTTCCAAATAGCTTGCATATCTTTAAGTACTGAACCTTCTTTACCTCTTTTAACTAAAGCATCAAAGTGTATCCGAGCTTCAGCGTAACTATATACTACAACTGTTTGAATTATCTGCCAATCACATGGTAGTGTCTCTTCGAGCATTAGGAATCGCTCAACATAAGGTATTTCACATAAACCATTTTTAATATCTTTAACAGGTACCATATCCCATGCAATAAAGATTGGAACTTCAGTAGGCCCGAAATCCCCTCCTTTATTTACTCTATTTAAGATACCATTACTTATTTTACGAGAGACAACTTTACCTCCAACTTCAACTAATAACTCGCCATGGTATTGGTAACCATCAACCATCTCATTAGTGTCTAATATCCTTGAGTATTTATCAATAGGCATTGGCTGATATGTTCTAGACAACATTGTTAATGAATCATCAACAAGTGTTATATTGACAAACAGTCCATCTGCCTTTTCCTGAGAATAAGCAGGGTACTTAAAGTTCTCCATCTTTACATCTTTCGGTAAACTACATCTCATATAGCTTGCCACGGGGATTAAACCCTTACAAGCATTATTGATAGTCTTAACATCAAATCCACCACGTAAATCTTTCTTTAAAATCCTACGGAATAACTCTTCAGAGTCGGCATTGAGATCCATTAAATGATTCCTGACTGCTTTTAAAGCTCTTCCACCTGTCAATAATCTCTCAGATAATGCATCCAATAACTTATACGTGTCTAAACTAAAGTCACTACCTTCTTCAGTGCTACGCATCAATGCAAGGACGTTTCGAAGATTATACATCAAGAATGGGTTATATGCATAAATCAAAACAGCTCTGAAACCTTGTATATTCTGTATAGCCCATTCTAGCATTAATGTCTTAGCGATCTTACTAGGCTCATCAGCGATTCTCTCAACTGCATCATAAATCTCTTTACTATTTATCATTGTATTCTCCAAAGTCGATTAAAAGGACAGTTTAAAGACATGTCTAGGTCTGTTTTTAATTGCTACCGTAGTAGCGATTAGGCCACCACTCATCAGGTGTTACTGTTTTATACTTACGTTTAAATGCACGTAACTGCTTACGTCGTTGGCTACTGCTACCACTCAAGATTATTGTATCATCCATGGCAAGCCACGCACTCCCCCGTTGTATTCGACTTAACGCCATTCTCCGTGCGAATGTAATACAACGATTTAATGTTTTCATTTAAAAAAGCCTCTTGGTGTATTTCCGAGATGTATTCCTCACTCGTATCTGAATCAAAGAACAAGTTAATAGATTGAGCTTGGTCAATAAAAGGTTGTCTAGCTGCAGCTAATCTTAATATAGTCTTTTGATCAATCTCGAATGCTGTTTTAAATACATCTTTTTCATGATCAGTTAACCAAGTTACATGCTGTACAGAGCCCTTATGTGCCACAATATCATCAAGAGTTTCTTTCTCATCTAGACCCTCTCTCTTGATTATCTTCATTAACGCAGGACTAGATCGTTTCATCTTACCACCTGCACTATTCTGAACAAATACATTTTTATAGATAGGCTCAATACCCTGACTTGCGCCACCCGCGATTAGTGCTGATGAAAGATTGGGAGCTATCGCCATCAAATGTGTATTACGCAATCCTGTCCCTTCACACCATTGAGGTTCACCCCATTCTTTTGCCATCCATTTAGAAGCTTCGATAGTCTTTGTTTGCATCTCTTTAAATAGATTCTGATTAAAGAGATGAGCATCAAATGATTCGAATGGGATATTATGATCTTGGAGATATGTATGAAAGCCTAGTAAACCTAACCCCAAAGCTCTGCTATCTCTAGCAAATCTGGCAATTCTTTCAAGACCTGGAATTTTCTCAGTGATACGTATCTGATCCTCATTTACACAATCAAGGAATACGGTGGCTATAAAGATGGCATCTGTATTTTTCCACTCGTCATACTTAGTTGCATTCATACTACTCAATACACAAGAGTATGTATAGTCTTCTCCAGTTGTATAATCAATACCACTAAACAAAGTGATTTCTGTACACAGATTAGACGCTTTTACTTTTAAGCCTCTTTCTTTATACATAGGCGGGTTGGCTCTATTTACTTTATCAACAAAGAAACAATAACCTCTTCCAAACATTCTCAACTTCATTATCTCTGTGAATCTTCTATTTGCTTCTTCATCACCATTTTCAAGAGCTTCTACAAACTCATCTGTGATAATCCAACCTAAATTAGCATCCTCTGGATTCTTTGTTACATGAATTACAATCTCATCAAAGTCATCATGTGTAGCTTCAATATAACCTGCCCATGCACCTCTTCGCTGTGAGCCTTGACTGATGTCTTGTGCTACACGCACAAACCCTTTAAACACAGGTAATACGCCAGAAGCACTACCAGCGACGCCAGTAATGTCGCTGCCACGAGCGCGGATATCACCCAAGTAACTTGACGTCCCATAACCCTCCTTTGACAGCAGTGCTGCCTCTTTCTGTTTTTCATAAAAATCAAATACAGTGTCACCTACATAACTACCTGAACAACTGACTGGTGCGCCAAACCCTGTGCCCATATTGGCACACACGGGTGTGGAAGGGATTAGCCAACCTTTCCATAATAACTCGAAAAATTTATCAGACCAGTAAGAAGGACAGTCAGTATATGTAGCAGCATGGTCTGCAATACGCTTATACACGCTAGCCAAATCAGGATATCTTTCGGAAACATATTTTTCCTTTAGTATTTGCCAACTATTAGTGATGACCCAATCAGGAAGTTTACCTTCTTCTTGGAGTTGTTTTCTTTCTGCGGATAAGTTTCTATAAATACTCGTCATTATACCTTCCAGCTAAATTTGTTTTTATTCCAATCTCTTTTATAGTCATTGCCAATAGCAATAAACGTATCGTGTAGTGTAGATGAGTCAATATCCAAATAAAACCAATCTTTAATTGGATTATACTCAGGTTCAAATACAGGTGGATACCCCATTTGCTCTAAACAAGTATCTAATCTATGTTGTACAAATGCTTCTAACATTCTAGCATTAATACCAGGTATTGGACCCTTCTCAAAGATCTTATGAATAATCTGACGCTCATGCTCAAATAGAATCCAAGCTGTTACTTCTAATTCATTTGCAAGCTTATCTAAAGGAATGTATTCACTACCGTCTTCCAAAGCTTCGTGAAGTAAGGTATTAAAGATCCAGGCTCCTGCTCTGGAATGCATGTTCTCATCAATAGCAGAAAAATTAATGCCCGCATTGATGTTTTGAAACTTGTTTTTACCATCATTGTTAAAGTGCTTAAGAAAGGCAAAACTAGAATAAAGAATAGCACCCTCAATCATACTAAAGATGCCTACTGATTTAAGCTTATCATATGTAGTTTCAGATGAAGCAGCTCTCTTTTCTAACCACTCCATTCTATCTTTAAGAATAGGGTCATCCAAGTAAGAGTTGTAGAACTCTTCATTATCTAAGCCCAATAACTCATTGATCTTATTGTAGAATGGCGCATGTACATTTAATTCGAACATCGCAAATACAGATGCCATTCTCTGAATATCGGGTCTCGGAAAATGTTTAGAAACATAACCTTGCCAATAATTTAAACCTACATGTAACTCATAATGTGTAAACAATTTCAAAGTACTAATGATGCCATGATACTCTGCTTCTGTGCAGTTTGTCTTAAGCTCATGTATATCTTTCTCTACTTCTACTTCTTCAGCAAACCATATAACACTAGTTTGTTCTTCTGCAAAGCTGATAGCAGCTAAGTAGTCCGTACCATAACTGGCTCTTGGTGTTAATATCTGTGCAGCCATTATCTGTCCTTAAATTGCGAAAAATTCTTCTGAAGGATCTGCTTCTGATGGCATTAATCTACCTGTTTGATAGATATAATTAGCACCTTTAACAACTCCTGTTAATCCTGTGTAGCGTGACTTTAATACACGCATTTTGATATGATTCCTATCAGCCTCTGTCTCTGCTGTAGAGTCTCTAGCAAATGAAATGATATCAAAAGAGACTTGTTTAATAGAACCAGAACCTCTAATATCATCTATTGATGGTAGTTTACCTTCTTCAAAAGACTTACCACCAGTTGGTGCTTTTCTTAAATGACTAACCAAGCCTATCCACACAGGATGTCTTTGGCATAATCTAAGCAAGTCATTCATTGTCTTATCTACGGCTTCATTACCTGTTAAGCCATCAACACCTTCAGATACCAAGATCGTTATATGATCGATGAATAAATATTCACAACCTGATAAAGCCATAAACTCTAATTTCTCAACGATTGATGTATCACTCATAGAGCCTTGGTGATCTAATAAAAGAATTCTATCATCACCAAACACTTCATCATAACCTGCCTTAAGATCGCCTATTGGAATCTCTTCAGATGCAGGGTTTCTATCGATAGCTAATCCACATAATTTTCTAGTAGTTTCCGCAGGACTTTCTTCTAATGAGACGATGCCTATTTTACTATTAGTTGTTCTTATGAGATGTAATATAATCTCTCTAAGAATTGAGCTCTTGCCAGATCCCGTTCCCGAGATAAATAATGCTATCTCGGAAGGCCGCATGCCTTTTGTTTTCTCATTCACACCTCTTAAACAATCTGGATATGGTACAGATGGTATTGAATTGTAATTCACCATTGCATCCCAGAGTTGTTCTTTTCTCAATATGCCTGCAGGAATATACTTAGTAGCTTCAAAAATTGCTGTCATTAATTCTTGACTAGACTTTTCTACTAGAACTGCATTAGCATCTTTCAAAGGTAATTTTACAAGTTTTACTTTATCAAATCCGATAATCTTAATGGCTTCTTTGGTTGCTTTATCTCCAGCCTCATCATGATCTAAACATAGTACTACTTCTCCAAATGATCTAATCCAATCTCTGTTTTCTAAGATTGCTTTAGTCATACTTGCAGATGGTAAGCTTACTACGGGATATATCTTACTGTATTTAGAAAACGATGCTTGAGCAACACTCATTGCATCAATCTCACCCTCAGTGATAATCAATCTCTTACCACCACCATTAAACTTACACATGCCAAATAGTTCTGGAGACTTCTTAATCCAAGTAAACGTCTTTGGCAATGCCCTTACTTTATAAGCACCATCTTTACCATATGGATAGTAGTGAGTATCTACTTCACCATTCTCATTGAATGCTACTTTAACACCAAAGAACTCACAAACTTCTTTACTAATCTTTCTATCTTTCAAAGCACTCGAAGGAAATTTGGAAACATCTAGATTGAATGCTTGCTTATTAGTTTTTACTACTGCAAAATCTGACATATCTTCATAATCCTTATTTGCTGGAAAAGGGGTTAAACAACTGAAACAATAAGACTTAAGGTCTTCATAGATCTGAACAGCATCTGAAGAACCGCACTTTTTACAAGGTTGGTTCTTATTGATAATTTTCTTACTCATCTGGGATGATACCTCCTATTGTAAGTTGCAGCCTATCTTTATGCTTGTTTGTTACATGTTCAATAACATTCCAAGAGATTGGTTCAATTCTTTTATTATACCAAACATCGGTTGTAGGTGCTTCTACAAAACATAAAGACCATGTTTCTGCCCAAGCTAATGAACCTTTCTTTTTGTATTCTTCTAAACAGATGAAGAGGAATTCTTCTTTGGGCCTTTCTGCGAAGTGAGCTTTAAGACAAGAAGAGCTGCTCTTGTATCTTTTCCAATCCGACTCCACTCCACGATTGAGCTTGCCAGCACCTCTGTAGTTCTTTTTCCCAAGATAATACTTTTTGAGGACTGTATCAAATATAATATATATGAAACCCACATACTCTTTCTCTCCCATTTGTTTATCAAAATTCCAATGGCCATTATTAAATCTACTTACTGATTTAGCGGCTATATGCAGAATACTTCCAGTAAATTTACTACTCATATAATAACTCAAGTGCTGTAGGCCACTTCTCAAAAGAGAAATAATCATTAAGTGTCTCTTGAAGATGTATCATTTTGCCATTAGCTAATAGAAATGAGGCCCAATCTTCTTCATAAGCCTTAATATATTGCCCTATTACGGCATCTTGAAATTCAAGCTCTGTCTTACAATCTGCTAAGATCTTTTTAGCTTTCACATTCCCTAAATTGTAGATACCTGGGATATTATCAGTACTATCTCCTTTGAGTAGCTGTTCATAATAATTTCTCATACCCATTTCTTCTGTCACGACACTAACTTCTTTACTTTTAATGTTATAATGCTTACCAGGAATCATTAGCAGATCTTTATCTATTGAACATATAATAAAATCTACCCCCACTGCCCTACACTCTTCTGCCCAAATTCTAAGTAAATCATCAGCTTCTCTTCCGTGTGCAGGTACTACAAGCTCTTCAAAGATAGCCAATTCTCTTACAGCAGGAACGAACTCATTACGAAGTGCTCCAGGTTTAGCTCTATTAGCTTTATACTCTGAGTACACATCATCTCTAAAATTCCAATCACCCTTAACAGCGGCACAGTAATCTGAAGCAAATGTATTTTCAACTATTTGTTCTAGTTCTGATTGGAAATTACGCCATACAGATTCCATATACTTTCTATCTTCTTCTGCAGTATATTCTTTAGGAATTTTATTTCCGTTCATGTCTAGCTCAATAAAGTTTTTATCTTCTCTATTGTAACAACACTGATGACATAGAATATCTGCATCAATTAAAGCTATAGTCATAACATCTCCTAGTGAGTATCTAACCAAGTATCACCGAATGAACCACTGCCATCCATGATTGTTATACCAAAAAGTTTTGGACCTTCAGCAAAGGCTCTAATTCCAAGTTGTACAGCTCTTTCTGCATATTCTTCTGGTACCATCACTTGAAATTCATCATGATATAAGATCAGAGGTTGATAAGGAATTTCTTCCTCTTTCAAGTATTGTTGCATCAACATACATGCTGCGCCACAAGTTATCTTTTCAGCTGATTGAAGTAAGTATACTAATAGCTTATGAAAACTATCTACATACACTCTATTACCTGCTATTGAAGGTATATAGCCATCGCCATTCTGTTTTGTTTTACCATATATGTTCTCAAGCTTACTCAATAAGTCCGCAAACCCAGGAACAGCTTTAATAAAGCCAGCTTTTAACTTCTTACCTTTCTCATCATTCATCTCACCGTTAAAGATATATGACCACAGCTTACCACCACTAGCTCCGAACAAGAATGCATATAATACTCTTTTAGCGGCTGAACGAGGCACTACTTGATTTACTTTCATCTTCTTTAAGATGGCTGTTAAGATGTCTGCATTATATTGATGAATATCACCATGTAGTAATGTATTAATAAAGTCTTGGTCACCTAGGTAATGTGCTAAGCCCCTAGCTTGGTTACCTGCAGAGTCACAACCTACTATTTTCCAACCTGGACTACATTTAAAGAGACTTCTCATTTCTTTACCGTATGCAGATTCTGGACTTGGCACATTCACAATAATAGAGTGTCTGCTACGCATACTAGGTGTTCCAATGACCATACAATCACCGTGGAGACGCTCATTAGCATCTACGTTAGCAAGCCAAGTCTTTACAATGCTTTGTCTAGCTTTCACAGTCAGAAAGTCTTTATAAAGCTTGCCATCACCACCTAAAAACTCTAGAGAATCCTCTGTAATCTTTGGTGTTGTCTTAACTTTCTTACGAGTCTCTTCATTCATTTTGTAGTTCCAATCTGTTGGAACCCACCCATGTCTATACAAAAAGACTTTTACGTCTGTGACTGAGTCTAGACTAAGCGGCTCAATAGTGATTCTGCTATAAAGGCCATCTACAATTCTATCTTCTTCTTCAACACCACTCCAAGGATCTACATCAAACCAACGAGCTGTATGAGCATCGTACTTACCCTCTTTAGTCCACTTAGGTTTTTTAGGTTCAACAATACCCAACTTTTTATCTACAGCCACAACTTTTAATCCTAACTTGGAATTGAGAGCCATGTATGTTTTATCCATTTCACCTTGTAATTCTTCAAATAACTCTTTAGCTTTTTCTACATTAAATGGCCAACCTGCTGTATTAGCTTCAGCACACCATTTACTTACTGCATGTTCAGCTTGTATATAGGTGATGATTAAGGGAGTTCTGTCTTTGATTTCTTGAAGCTCTTTACGTAAGATTTCAAATACTCTAAAGTTTAAACTAACGTCTTGTTGGCAATAGTTCCCCATTTCTTCACTATACTGAGACCAATCTTCGAATGCGCCTTTAGGATACTCGAGAAATTCACCCCATACTTTTAAACTATGACCCTTATCACTGAATCTTCTATAATCTAAGATTTGTGATAATAGTAATGTATCTACAACTTTAACGGACTCTGGTAATTTATAATTGAATAGCTTAGAAAGAACTGATAAATCATAGTTAATAATGTTATGACCGATGAGTGTTTTAGCTTTATCAAGCACTTCCACCCATTGCATATCGCCTTCAAGATAGCGAGTATATTTACCTGTGTCTATATTATAAATAATCATAATCCACATTTTAGTCACGTCTTTCAACAATCCATCAGTTTCAATATCAAATACGTAATTCATAAAATCTCCGAAATAAAGGCGTTCCGATTATTAGTCAGAACGCCTTTGTACTACTTACGATGCTAGAATTGCTTGCATTTCGCTGACCAGAATTGGTCTACCTGCTTTTTTGTATGCTATCAAATAAGATAGATACCATCTTGCTTTCATTAATTCCTGGATAGGATTGTCTTTTTGACCGTTTCTATCTAAATATTTTCTAATTTGTAATTCAACTGCTGCTTCAAATTTAGCTGGATCTCTCAATGTGGGTATACGACTCATTGCGTCTAACCATTGATAGTCTTCTAAATATGTCTTATAATGTGTTGGATCTACAGCTTCAGATATTCTATCTGAACCTTTAATACCGACAGCTTCTCTAAACTCGGGATTCCAATGTGTTCTTTCAAGCATAGCCATCCAAGCTTCACATTCATCTATTGTTCTTAATGATTTTAAATCAAAATAATTTTTAGAAATCTTAATTGATTTCGCATCACTACTTACAAATAGTTCAAAAGCTAATTGAAAGTCAGGTGTATGCTTTATTAATTTATTTTCTAATAACACAGAATAGCAGTAACAGTCAGACATTAGAATAAATCCTCAGCTTCATTGTTACCAATTGTCTCATAATCAGCTTCTTCAAAATCTTCACGAGGCTTAGCTATATACACAATATGCTTAGTGACTTGAATAGCCATTAAGACAAAGCCTACACCTGGACCCTTTGTTGGATGTGTGTAGTTGTATTCAAATATTCTAATATTGGCGACAGACCCATTGCCTAAGCTTTTAGGGTCAATAGGATTTAAAGCACCATCAACAACTTTTACTGGCTCTTTCTTTTCACCATCTGCACCGATAGATTTCTTTTTAAGATTAGCTCGCCAGTAAGGAGTACTTTCATCTTCTGGGGCAATACGTTTAACAGCAATACCTGCGGCTAACCATTCATTCTTTTGTTCAGCGCTAGTAGTACGAATTTGTACTTCCCAAGTGGGTTGTTCTTTATTGAATTTGCCATTTGGACGATCTAATTTAGCAAACCACAATTCACAATCTTTTAATACAGCCATTGCTTTTCTCTCTTTAGTATAAAAATCAAAATAGGGTTAATTTAACGGGGTCTGCCTTGCAACCCTATGGAACAAGGCAGTCCTGTTTCTCTAGTTAGATTCTTTAACGCTGAGTTCTACAAATGGATTCATGTTCGCATAGTAATTAGGGATATAATATATTGCGCCACCTGTATCACTTGTTACATTACAAAACTTATAATATCTGAGATGAGTGCCGGGTATTTTCTCAGCAATATCAAAGCACCCATAATCAACCATCAAATTAGACTCTCTATCTCCGTATATTGGTATTAATGCAAAATCAAAGAAAGTCTGCAGTATATGGATGTGACCCCCGATGTGTTCCATAAAGTCTATATCATGGTTTTCATGAAGAAACAAAGGTTTTAAATCAGTGATTACATCTTCAGTGATATTATTTCTAAAGTTTAGTAAGTCATATAACGTTTTAAACACGAGCATTTGCTTCCTCCAATTGGGTTAATGCATTTCTCAAAAACTTAATCAGGCTCTCTTTTGACATGAGTGCGTCACCCTCAGTCATACGATACTTATCGCCAACTTGAACTATGCCAAAGACCTTAAGTCTGTCTGGTGATAAAAATGAAATCTTCATTCCTTAAACCCATCCTCTAAGTTTAATAGCCAATCTCTAATTACTAAAGACATTGGATAATATCCATCATTCTTTGATAACACAGAGGGCTCACCGATGAATACTTTTAATAAATTAAGCATACTCGTGAGCTCTTCTACTTGTGCGAGACTTAATGAAATCTGCATGTGGTTCTTCTGTTTGTTTAGGTCTTCTCGCATTAATCACCCTCTCCCAGTTTTCTAAATAAGGTAATACCCGTGAGCTTTCCCATTCGCCATCTTCATTAGGGGGTGGTAGCCTGCCTGAATAAATTGCCATTTCCAACGCCATGGGTGTGAGATCTAATCTTTGAATTATTTCAGTTGAGCTTATCATCTTTCTTAGGTCTCCCACGTTTAGGGCTTAATGCCTTTAAAATCATTTGGTCTTCTAAGGCTGCGTTTGCTTGCATTGCATTCTGCCATTTGCCATAGAGTTGTATCATACGCATCGTCACTAACGCAGCGTAACCTACTAGAATATATTCAAACATAATCTTTCCCACAATTTGTCATAGTACGTTGAAACCATCATCAAGGAATCCTGTATTGTTTTGAGCATCGCGAACCTCTCTTAGTGCGAATATTGCATCTTTATAAATATGATCTACATTTTCATCACTTAATGCTCGATCTAACATTGTCGGTCGCGCTAGTGTGAAGTCGTCTATTTCCCACACTTCATCCATATATTCCTCAAAGTTATTGGCTTCAAGGTCTAATAAATACATAAGTACTGCTTCCGAATACTGCATCTTTTTCATCTCTGTCCTTAATAAAATACCAAGTCACCTATCCTGACCAGTCTGACTGGAGTAGGATATCTGCGACCCAATTTGTAATCGTTGAAGTATGTATACTTGCCTTTCAGCTTCGTACATCTCAACTTTGAAAATAATATCTGATGTGCCAACTTAAGTTGACGCTCGAATACTTCCACATCAGCTTTGCTCTTGGGGTTAGGCATTTTAACACCTTGCTTAGTCCAAGAGAAGAGCCCCTTCTTGTGTAATGTTGCACACACGTCGTTTCCTTCGGTGAGTTCCATTGTCACTTGACCGACACCTAACATGGTATCTGATGTCTGGTTTCTTGCCTCAAAGTACATTACAGCTACGAGGCATAGAGTTGGTGCTATAAGCATAGCCACCTCCTTTCTGCTTGTTGTGAGCAGTTCATAAGCTTACTCAGGCTTTGTTAATTACGCTTTATTGAACTTAACAAAATTTGAAAGGACTCGAAATGCATCCCAATCATAAATAGTTTTCAAACCATCACAACTTCGGGTGTTAGCTGCATTAAGAAACGCAATTGTGTCGGTATGCACTGTCCTTTCTACGTCAGTCATGCGTCTTCTAACTGATCCATCTTTAATGATGCACGTCATAAGACACCCTGCATTGGGGATACTATCTCTATAATAAGTTTCCAAAGGATCAGCCCTTATTTGTAAACAATCATAGTAATAATAACACGCCCCATCTTCTACAGATACGGCTATTGTGGTAGCATCTTTACGAAACACCCATAGCATTGCTGTATCATCTTCAAAGTGTGAATCATCTAAATCAAAATCACCCGTCATTTCCATTTCTGATTGAATGTGTTCAGGCAAATCTCCTAGCATTTCCTGGCCAATACTCCAACCATTATATATTGCTAATCTTTGTAAATGCTTAATAAATTCATTAAGATCTTTTGATTCTGGTAGCATACTCATATTTATACCTTATATAAAATAAACGTTGTTTCGGATGCGTGTAAGCCCTCTACACCATCGACACTAATTACATCAATCAAATCCCAGCCATCATTTAAGAATATTTCTAGATTATCATATGCCACATCATCTCCTGCAATGATTGTTAATACTTTATACGCGTTCTTTTTCTCAGGTTTTTTAAAATCAATTACTTCATTCATGATTCAAACCCATACCATCTATGCACAGGCATTATAGGTTCACGCAAGAATCGCATCATATCTGTTGTATCAACAGCTTCTCGACTTCTCTTTCTCACAAGAGGGTCTTTATAGTTCTTCGGAATATCATGCATTTTTTGTAAATCGCTTTTGAAGTAGAGGTGGGCAGCACTGCCTCTTGCAACTACTACCTGTATGACACGTACGTCATGACGTCTGATACGATGTGTTAATGTTTGGTAAGACATTGTTCTATCTTTTAAAAATTCTGGTATTGTACAAGTTTCATGCGAACGCATATTCTGACTCCGTAATCAAATTAACATCTAGAGTGCCCATATCGACACCGGTTAGGTCTCCCTCAATTTCATCCATTATTGGATAAAGAGGGTTTTCATTATAAAGCTCTACGAAGGTTTCTCGGACGATCCTGTAGAGTTTTGGCATGTCAGCTAATAAACAACCATAACTATCATGAATTGTAGTGATTGGAAAATCACAACGATGTGTGGTCAATGCTAAATGCGCTGCATCTAGGCTATGAATTACGTTAGGGGCAGCACCTTGGGCTTGCTTACCTTTACTTGGCGAGACATCCTCAATAAAGCATATTGCTAATTGAAGTGTATTTACATAGTATCCTGTAGATGTTCTTTCACCCATTGGTGGACCATACTGTACATACACTCTTTTTACTTTCCCTTCTGTATAGTTTTGTATTACTGGAAAATTTACTATAGGAACATTCCACTGTAAAAATTCTCCACGCTTCTCAGCATCTCTGCCTGCTTTTTCAAATATAGATAATAATTGCATAGGCCTTTCTAATGAAGCTTTACAATCATCAAACACTAACCGGCCCATCCAAGCGCCCCATTTGTGTTCCATATTTATTAATAGTTCTATGCCATGTTTCTTTGCATCTAAGATTTGTTGTTCACCTAATCCATAACTACTACCACCATATGGTAATGTCATTGTATTACGTTTAACAATCTTTCTTCTTTGTTTAATATCTTTAACTCTATTCCAGAACACAGGTGCTGCTTTAGAACCTATATCTGCCCATTTTAATTTGTAAGCTCTGATCTGCGCCACAAGTTGGTTCCTGACTTCTGATTTTGGTTCCGAAGAACCTATTCTCTTTTTGAGAGATATTAAGCCATCTATGAAATCTTCACACTCAAGAATTGTCAGTGCAGGCATCTTTTGCATTTCATTGGTAATTCTATTCCAAACATGCGAGGCAACATATGAATATAAATCGCCCGGTAGCTCTAATGGCACTAAATTAACATATGGCGCCGTTGTCTCATCTCTCGTCAATGCAGACAGATGCTGAGAGCCATTTGTGGAGCCGTCAATAAAGCATTCTAACTGAGATTGATACTCTAAATAGTGAGTACCCATTGAAATTGCATTTCTAAATTCAACGCATGCCGCAAGGAATTGCCAAGGTTTATCTGCAGCCATCCAACCCTGATTTACTTTAGGAGAGACCGCATAAGATAGAATAATCTCTTCATTGTCCATTACCCAATGGTATCTATCTTTCAGAGGGATCTTATCAGTTTTAGCACCATCTTCACGCCCTGAATTGCCCGACCAGTTACTTGCAATACTTACACAAAGCCAAAAGAAACCTTCTTCTCCGATTGTTTTCTTATCTTTACGTAACAATAAACCTTTAGCTATATCACTAGATTGTTCATGTAAATAGGCTGTGGTTGGATATTTCCTTCCCGTTTTGTTCAGCAGAGTTCGTTACTCTCCACCCGTATGCAGTTCTATTTAAATAAATGCGCCCAAGAGCGCCCTTTCTTAATACCCTCAATCGATCCTTTTGTAACGCCATATTTTTCAGCTATTTTGTTATTAGAGTATCCTTCGTAAATCATATCAGCTATTTCGTACACATCTTCAGCCGTCAATTTCGCATTCAAACGCATTTCACCTTGAGTCTTTAAACCTGTGGCGTATGCATGTTTTTGATTATCGCTAGCTGTACACCACTCTAAGTTATTGACATCATTATTTAAAGGGTTTCCGTCTATGTGGTTCACTTGTGGCAGTTCCAGCGGATTTGGAATAAAAGTTTCAGCAATTGCTCTGTGGCTAGCAATTGTCTTTCTCGTGCCGTCTATGCAAATCACAACTGTTAAGTACCCTTTACTATTTTTAGTTTGCTTTAGAATTATTCCCTTTCGTAATGCGTAATTCCCATGAAATAGCACTTGTCTATCTACACTACATATCTCTCCAGTGGTAGATACTTTGTAATACCCTTTTATATAATCTTCCCAAATTTCATTCATATTTTTCTCCAACGTAGAGAACTGCATACTGCTACATGTTCCCATGCAGACCAGACTATATCATCGCATCTTTAAAAGTGCGGAGTGCGCTTCCCAGCCACTTGGCCAGTACATAATAGTCGTTACACCTTCATCTGAACCATATCTCTCGACAGTATTCAGTAGCTTGGCTCGGGATTGTCTGTTCTAGATATCCCCCGAATTCACACTCTTTTATTTCCGCCAGATTAACGGAAGTCAAGATAATACATATGATAAAAGGGAATATCAAGAAATTTATCTGCTATAGATAAAATAGCTTTAGTTTCTCTAAGCTTAGTTGTCTTAGCTTGAGGGTTAACTTGTTCCCAAATATCCGAGAAAGCATCTGTATGATTATTTAAAGCCCATTTAGCGAGTGAATAGATTTCGCTATTTATACACCATGCAGTCTCTTGTGATTTATTAATAGAATCAAAGATAATAGGATGAGTTTCTGGGGTAAGTAATGTTGGTATTACTTTACTACCTGTTTTAACTAATACAGCACCTGTGACATGTTTGAATGAAGTCCAAGGCTCATAAGGTATTTCAGATGGGAGTTTACCTTTACCACCCTCTCTAGATACTCCTTCCCACAACCCTTGAATTGCAGCATCATCTAAAATTTCTATCACATATGTAGCATGGCCATTTGCTGCAGCACCGAGCTTTGCTTCCAATAAACCCAATTCTTGGAAGCTGTAAAGAATAAAGGCACCAGCCTTAGCAGCTACTGACGAATCTTTCTTTACTCCTTTTCTAATCGAATGCCCGATTACCGAGATAATTTCTGCCATAAGAATTGCCTTATCTTGCCCTCTTTTAGGACGAGTATATAAGTACACATTGGAAATTATAGTATCCATTAATTCTTCTAATGACAATTCTTTTAGAAACTTTAAAGGGCTTTGAGGTGCAATCTCCAATTGTATTCTTCGTTTCAGTGATTTAATTAGCTGTATTCGCATGGGGTTCCTTAACGAAAAAAAATAGAGTAATTACCACCCCCAATATAAATTAATATATTAGGAGTGGTTAGGGCGCTTCTTTTTACCTGATTTTTTTAATATTGTATTTCTAGTCTGTTTATTTTGAGCAGACTTATCTAGATCCTCTATGGTTGTATTATTACCAACTATTCTTATAGCAAATGAAAATACTGCAAGTACGATTAAATTAATACCCATTTTTATACTTACTGTTTATTAAATATAAAACTGTACCAATAGTTACTGCAGGTATTCCTGTGCCGAGTACAGCAATAGCAGCTGCCACGTTAAAAGAGTATTGCATAATTTCTTTCATTTTATTCCAGAAAAAAAAAAATAAGAAAGGAACCTCTCCCGAAGGAGAGGCTATTTTCACTGCAATACTCTAAAGACTAATTCTTTAGAGTTAGTCCTTACGCAAGGCAGCGTTGAAGATATAAATACGTTTCTTCTGTTACAAGTATCGGTCTAACTCTCTCCTTTACAACCTTCTTAGCATGTATATTAAAAGGTTGAGATATTATTGGTTTAGTTCTTAAAGTAATAACATTATATGTTATTTCTTCATGCTGTACTACAAACTTTGCTAGAATCAAATTATCTAATTCTAATTCCACTATATCTGCAAAGTAATCCTTAGACTGTGGATCCCAATACAAACCTTCTACTTCGACTTTATTGCTTGCTCTAATACACTCTAGCTCTAATTCTCTTTCGACATCTTTATCGTCAAAGATTACTTCATTTCTTTTATAAATTTCTGTGGATGTTAAAGTAATGCCGGCCACGAACCCGACAAGTAAATATAATAAAGGCATAAATCCTCAAGCAGTTTTAAAGCATGCTCAGGCTTAAGAGACTATTTAAATAGTCTGTTTAGGTTATTGCTAAATTGCATTTTCCATGCATCTAGCTCCACATCACTTAAGGTTTCCAGATCTGTAGACCAGAAGTCTACTGAAGCATCTCTGAGGATATCAAAGGCTTTAGTCTGACGAAACAATTCCCAAGCTACGATTGTTAATAAATATGGCATGTTATACTCCAAAAATAAATTGAATAAAATACATTAGGCCTACGTAGAGTATTGCTCTTACGACAGGCACACATAATAAAGCGGCTACAATTACATACTTAAGCATAGTGTTTAACTAGTTTATCTACTGCGATATAGACAACTGTTCCTGCAATTAAACTTGTTACCAATGGACTTAAAGCTGTAGCTCCGCCAACAACCGCTACTTTAGCGAATGGACTTACAATAGCAAATCTTCCAACAGTCAAAACTGTTCTTGAGACTGCAACTTTAGCACTTGTACTTAATACAAGACTACCCATTGAAGCTACAGCTGTAGCTACTGAAACGCTTGTTAATGCTGGTAATTTTTTAGAAATTGATTTTAACATTTTAATGCTCCAAATAATAGTTAGTGTTTCGGTTCTTTTGAACCTCATCAGTATGGGATACACATCCCTTATACACAGACAGTTTATGGACATGTCTAGGTCTGTTATGTTATCTTTCTAACGGTGGGTTTATTGGTGCATTAAAGATATATGCCGTAGCAATTAGGGCTAAGACACATAATGACCACACAAACACTTGGACTAAAGATACAAACATCAGCGCAGTTAATAAATAGTGTGTCCATGTTGCAACAAAATAATTTATTGTAAAACCTTTTAAAGCGCATACAACAACTGCGGCAATGCCTGAAAGCGCTCCAGTAGCCAGTGTACTCTCTGCAATACTTTCTGTTAACTCTAATGGAAAGCTTTTATTTTTATTATCTCTAGCTTTTTTAATAGCTTTGATAGTAAGAGTTGTTGCTGCAGCTGCGCCTAAAATAATTAATGGTAACATTGTAATACTCCGAAATAGTTAGTGTTTCGTCCTGAATTGGACTCATCAGTATGGGATTTACCCGTATACACTTAAGCACTTTATAGACCTACTCAGGTCTCAGTTTTCATTTAGATTTCATTGCGGCTAACATAGCCTGTACTTTTGCCAGCATATCTTCTTGGCCATTATCCATAGCTTTGATGCTTTCATCATGAGCGATTCTCATCGCTTCTAATTGTGCATCTACTTTTGCTTGTGCTTTTTCAATAGTGTTCATGTTATTCTCCGAAAGTTCGTTGTAAGCGTAATTCTTTAAGTTTGACATCTAAAGCTTCTTGAAGTACATCAATTAAGTCTTGATCCCCTCCTTCAGCTTTTTCCATGTCAATATCAGTTTGTAGTAAAGAGCATTGTAAAAATAAATCGTCGATGTTAAGCATTTGCAGGACTCCAAGTGATTGTGATTGTATTACCGTTGTAGTAATGTTTGTGTGTAGTGCCTTTAGCAGCTTGTTGCATTCCCAATAGATTTATAATCTTTGAGAACTCCAACTGCGGTCCACGATTTTTCACGTAGATTATTTCAGACTGTCTTAAAGCTAGTGTGTCGAACGTGTTCATTTGATTTACCTTTTAGTTAGTTGATTGAGGTACCTTATTGTACTTCATATAAGATACCCCTTTTCCCGCGTTTATTTATAACACTTTTGTGTTGGTGGATTCCACTTTTTCACTTTATTATATTCTTTACGCTCACGCAAAATGTCACGAACGATTTGATACCCAAATACAACCATCATAAATAAGATTGCATCTCCGGCCATTCCTAGTTTAATAAACTCTTCTGTACTCATTTGTATTCCCCTTCTTTAGGATAACATTCTGCATAATCTGCAGCTTTAATTTGTTTCAACATATGCCCCACTGTTGAACATTCTTCAATAGAACCAAATTCATGTGTTTGAATTTTGGTGCCATTAGGTAAAAATAAAGCAAATACTAAAATGTAAATCATTTTTTCCAATCTCCTTCTTGATAAGAAACAATAGGATCAACATACAAAACAAGCTTATACCAATCCACATTTAAATGAGGTCTTAATGCATCCCACGAAAATACAGTCTGACCACCCCAATAGAATGTATTCCAATCATAAATAGTCTCCAGACCATCACGAGTGCGGGTACTAGCTGCATCAAGAAACTCAATTATAACAGTGTAATCCTCTGCATCTAACTGATCGTAAGGTACTAAAGCGTGTCTGCGAATTAAGCTATCCACTAATGTATTAATTGTTAAATGTATCATTTTAAATTCCTTAAATTATGAGATACCCTTATTGGTACTTCATATAAGATACCTTCTTTTCCGCAAAGCTCTTTAGGTATTATTCTTAGAGAGGAGATAAAGAGAGGGACTAACTACTAACAACTATAGCCTAAGGGTTAATTGGGGGGAGGTCGGAAGGGTTAATTCAACGGGTTCAAACTCAGCCGTTTCACCGTGAGCCAGATTTTCACCGAGAGCCACGATTGTGTGACCAGGAACTGGGGTACACGCCATTTTTAGCGGTGCCTGACCCGTCAGTGATGCCTCAAATTCCCGTGCCACAGACGCCCAGATTTTGCCCCGTCCCGCAGCCCATGAACGGCGAGGCCTCCCGAAATCTCTCCAGAAGCATACCCACACGCCACGCAAAAACTGCCCCATTACTCTCGTATAGCCTGCGTAAAAAACGCCCCAACATTGCTGTCAGGGCGGTGTACTACTGTGGATCTTTAGACGTAATACTGCCGCCACCCAAAACGGCAACCGACAGCGCGAGTAAACTATCCATTTCTTCAGGTGTTAATACTAACACTTTGAATGAACTTAAGATAGCTAACGTAGCTGAAATAATACCGAACCATGTAGATGGTTCTTTTAATCTTGCAAATAAATATCTCATGCGGATTGTCCTCCAATATTTGTTAAAATTTCATAAGTATTGCCTGGAAGTAAGATGTAACTAACTGTAACATCAAAATCTTCCGCTTCAAAACTGGCAATATTAAATGGTTCCGGAAGCTGTGAATCTTGCACAACATATTCCGTAGCTGCGGTGAAGTATAATTTTTTCATAATTAAGTTATTGTGAAGTTAAATGTGCCTGTTGAAGTTGCCCCGTATAAATGCACTCTAATTTCATACATCTGTCCTGCTACTACAGTATACTGGATATAAGAACCGAGATTAACTGCATTACCCGAAGAATCATCGTTACTTACCTCCAAAAAGCCATTTTTGTAAATTTCCATAACTGTATCGACAGAAGTAGACGGGTTTTCAGATTTAAATGTACGTAAACCAGAAGTCGGTGCAGTCCAAGAATAAGACCAACTTCCACCGGCAGTTGCCACGTTACCTACTGTTGATACAGGTGTAAATGTAGCCGCAGCTGTGTTAGTGACATACACATCATTAGACCAATATGCTGAGATGCCTACAGCATTTTCCGCATAAGAACGATAGGGGCCATAGGTTGTACCAGGTGTCATATCGTACAGATCAAATATACCATTGACTGCAGACCGTATAAAGGTGTTAGTGCCATTAATATTTCTAAACAAGTGGAAATTAGTTGGTGCGCTTCCTGAATTGGTTGTTGCAGTAATCCTTGCTGTAGTGCTTGTGATGTTGCTAGTGGTTAATGTAACCGTACCTGGAAGTACAGGTGCAGCACTTGTTGTGACACTGAAGTTAACATTACCAGAATTAGTACCGTTAGTAGCATAGGCTTGATAGGTTTGTGTAGTGCTCGGTGCTTTACCCGAGATGTTAAAAATACCATCAGGCGTATAACCTATGTATTCAAATCCGCCGCCTGTTGTTTCATACAAATAATAATAATTTGCATTCGTACTGCTCAATGTAATTCTATAATTATTAGCTGTTAATAGTGAAATATTATATGTAGGAGTTGATGGCACTATCGCTGCTGCACTTGTCGCTTGACTGGCAACGGAAGACCACGAAGAAGTTGTACCGTCACTGCTCTGAGTAAACGCAACATATTGGTAAGTGGTAGAAGGGCTCTTTCCACTTATATCAAATACGCCTGTCGTGTTATTACCTATCGACAGATAATCCGGATACGTATATAAGTAGTAATTCAATGCGTTAGTGGCCGACAAGGTTATTCTAAATCCAGAACTAGACACATTACTGAATGAGAACGTAGGTGCTGAAGGCGCTGGTACCGCTGCCGTTGCAACCGCAGAACTGGTACCGACATCTGAATCGGGATAGTTGGCTGCTTTCGCTTTAACAAAAAGATAATATGTGCCCGGGGTCAAAGTATTAACGCTTGTAAATGTTGTGCTAGTCTGAGTAGTTGTTACACTATTAAACGTCACATCATAACTTGTAGCGTTTGTAACTGCACTCCATGTAAATGATACTTGATTGACTGAACCGGTGGCCGCCGTAAACGAAGGTGTAGAGAGTTTAGCATTTGTTACGATTATATTACCAGATGTAGCAGCATCTGAGTTAGTGTAGTTTGCGGCCTTGGCCACAACACTCAAAGAGTAAGTCCCTGCGGCAACGCCCGATGCGATGTTAAATGTAAGACCAGTTTGATTTGTAGTATTGCCATTAAACGTCACATCATAACTTGTAGCATTAGAGACTGCAGTCCATGCGAAAGATACCGAGTTAACACCACCAGCTACTACTGAATATAGTGGGGTCGCTAATTTAGGAGAGGTTACATTGACAGTGGTGGATACACCGGCATCTGAACTCGTGAAGCCAGTTGCTTTAGCCACTACAGATAAGGCATATGAACCGGCATTGACTCCACTTGTTCTAGCAAATGTCGTGCTTGTTTGATTTGTGGTAGTGCCGTTGAATGTAACATCATAACTTGTGGCGCTAGTAATCGCATTCCATGTAAACGAAACAGTACCTGCGCCACCCGTAGCCGCTGTAAACGTAGGCGTACCGAGTTTTACAACGCTACTCTTTCCCCACCCATCAGACATAGAAATTGTCCCTGAAGTTCTTCCAAAGAGAGCCCTGACTGCTGTATTATTTAATGAGATAGCTGTATTACTTGTGAGGCCCAATTCTATATTAACCTGTGATAATGAGATACTATTTGGAGAGACGGGTAATGTCATTACGTAGCTCCTCGATTTGAACTTGTTGCTCTTTAATAGCTTCAATCAGCAGTGGAATTATTTTTTGATAATCAACACCTAAATATCCATTTTCTTTCTCATGAACAGCTTCCGGAATTACTTCCCTTATCTCTTGGGCAATTACACCGATATCATCTTTCTTAAATAAATCCTGATTCTGTTTAGCATAATAATCATCATTCCATGTAAATGTATACCCTGATATCTGACTTAATTTATATAGGGGGTCTTTTATTTTGACTATATTATGTTTTAATCTTTCATCGGAACCATTATAGCCTGTAATATTTCCAGTTGTAGTAATATTACCACTACATGAAATAGCGTCAGCACCGTTACATAATTGGACAGCGTCATCACCATATATGAAGTAACCAGCTCTTCCAGAATTATTAGAGGATAGTGTGCCCAATTCTATAAACATTTTAGCAGTTGTATTATTTGAACTATCACGTGTTTGAATTCTCAAACCCTGTGAACTAGACCCTGTGGGATATGTATAAGATACAGGATCGGGTAAATAACAAGTATAGCCAAAACCACCAAAAGATGAGGTGAGTATATTTTTCATATTGGGTAAATCAGCTTTAAATACAGTTTCTGCTGTAGAACCCGATGATTGATAATCCCCCATTGAAGCGACTAGGCCATTTACATTAATACACCTAAATTCATTAGAGTCTACTGCGTCTACCCCTGTACCCACTTTCTCATTGATAGTTAATTTCTGTCCAGTATCTGAGTTTGAAGTTAATGAACCTGTCAGGATCGTAATAGCATCTAATGTCCCTACTTTGATTAAACTTACATAGGGTTCACCCCACGTAAGAGTATAACTGCCTGCAGCATATCTTCCTTCACATTGATACATTATCTCATTATCGCCCAATGTCACGCTAGATGAGTTGACATACCAACCCGTCGAGTAGGTGGTAGCCCCTGCGGTATACGTTTGGTTCGCAGTAGGTTTTGTAGGTGTGATTGCCTTTGTACCATTAATATAAACAAGTACGGTCCCCGATCCACTCGTACCGGTCGCACCTGGTACGGTAGAGTCAGCACCTTTCGGACCAGCAGGTACAATCGTTACCATTTGTATATCAAGTAATGATGCACCAAGCCTGGTATTAGCAGAATATATTTTAGCTGTTATATAATTAGGTGTACCACTGAGTGTTACGGATTGTGTGGCGGAAGTTACAGCTAATACATCGGCTACTGTATTAACTTCAGTACCATCTGCGTAGATTCTCCAATATGCTGGGTTAGCTGTTTTCGCCCCGTTACCGATAGTTTTGAACGATGAAAATATAATAGAAGTTGGAGAGTATGTATTCGTTAAACTTTTTACGGCGGTCAAGCTATCCGATGTCAACTCATACAAGACTGCATCAACACCTGTACCTGTGGCGCCTTGTAACTGCTTGGCTAATGTAAATACAGATGTTATTGTCGCTCCGGTAGAGGTCTCTGTAGCAACTATAGAAACACTCCCCGTATTGGCAGATATTGCATTAACTGTTTGTGTAGCACTGGTATTTGCTTCTGAGCAAGATACATTGGTTTTTGTGGCTAAAAATGTACATAACGACGTTATATCTATACTGCCTTTGTACACTTTCATCGTAGTCGTGGCTGTAGAAAAAGCTCCTGCCAGAGTGTTTCCATCTTTATCGCACGGAATTCCCTGATAAGTATTACTTAATACAGCATTTAATGGACTAACGCCTGGATCTCCTGGGCTCCCTTTTTCGCCTTTAATTAATACGGCTCCACCATATGTGTAAGTTGTACCATCCGTTGTGACACCGCTACGCATATAGAGATCGGAAGTAGCCGGCGTATCGTGCCAGTCATTAGTTAGTGATGTGGCGCTAAATTGTAATTTGACACCTTGCCCTGTTATACCATCTTTTGAGATTGCAGAAGGAGTTGTCCAAGCGTCTTGTTGAGGTGTTAACCCATTACTAGTAAAGATCCTGGTAGTCATATACAGTTGATCTGTCCCTGAAGGAATCCCATCAGACCAATCTGTTGCTGTAGGTGATGTGAAAGAACCGCCAGAAATCGTTCCAGTGATTGCGGAAGCACTTCGTTTAAAGCAAATACCCTTTACTAGCCCTTGTCCCGAAAGACCTGTATCGCCTCTTTCACCCTTTATTTTTGCAATATTCATAGTTGAGACGCCATTGGCTATCACTGTTGTACGCATATAAATATCAAGATTTGTGGCAACATCGTGCCAATCAGTGCTATTAACACTGAATTCGAATTTGGTTTTAGAATCTGAAACTAAAAGTGTTGGTAAACTCCATGCAGTATCCTGGGGTGTTAATCCATCACTAGTAAATGTGCGAGAAGACATCCATACACTCAATTTTGTCCCATCATCGGGAGGTATGCCATCTGACCAAGTTGTATCAGTAGGTGAGGGACTAGCATATGTTCCACCGCTGGGCGCAGTTAGTGAATTAGCTGAGGATCTTTTAAATACAAAACTAGTTAGATTTAACACAATATCTTCCGAATACGTTACCGTGTTTGCATCTGCTCTTACGATATTATCCGCATCTACTGTTCTAACTTTAACTACAAGTGGAGTATTTCTAGCAGTTGTTATTATTATTTCGTTAGTCGTAGTGGTTTGGATTACTTCATTTACAATCCATTCGTGTTTATCAGCTACACGATTACTTGTAAAGGTTATTGATGTGTGTGATAAGAGACCTGTGATACTTCTTTTAAATGAAGTATAGGAAGGTGTGATAATATCTGCAGCTATTGCATTATTAATTAAAACTATATTACTCAAAACAAGATCGGAATAAGAACCGTCCGCTCTGTAACCTCTGACCGCAAAAACAGTGCTGAAATATGGAATTATAGCATTAACTTGGTAACTTGTCGCAGCTATATCTGATGCCATTAATTCATATGTTGCAATATCAGTACTGTCATATTTGGCATAATATACAGAATAACTTGTAGTCAAAGAATCATTTGTGGTCCATGTCAAACTACCTATTGCAGTATTAGTTAAATTGCTATATGCTGTATAATTTACGCTACCCGGGACAGGTACAATATTACTGGTGACTGGTACATTAATAGTAGGCGCTAAGAATTCAGTGATATCCGAATTTAACACAGGCGCATATACAGCATCTACCTTACATATATTATTTATATCAATTTCAACTTGCAATACTCTTAATCTTGTGGGAACAGAGTTAGTAACTGTTTTACTTGTTAATGTTACTATATCACCTGGCTCTAGTAATTTATCAGTTATAATATAACTAAAAGATATTGCGTATGTATCCCTACTCTTTTCTACAGTATATTTAGCTAGCAAAGCCGCGTGATAATAATCCGTTATACCAGAAGCTGATACTTCATTTGATGAAAGTATATAACCATCTTCAGCTAATAATGTATTATACGTTCCTGGATTATTAGGAACTGCGATAAAGTCAGTATAAGTTTGATCTGCACTATTCCAAATCTGCGCACCACTTGTAGCCTGTGTTAATGTTCCCGCCATCCCAAGTAATGTTGCACCTGTACATTGAATCACAATAGAGTAACGACCAGCAGTTAATGCCTTTGGTAAACTACCATATAGTAAATTAGTAGCAGTACTATCTATTACTGTAACACCCGTTTCAAGGTTAGTCATTATAACACGTTGACTTGAAGCACCCGAAGCGACTCTGAGAATATAATTATCAGCCAAAGCTGCAGGTATATAAAGCTTATATGAGAAAGTAAAGCTACCCGATTCGCCTGACCATACAGCATAATTATTTAATAGAGTTGGCCCTACATTAGCGCCGTTATTCTCTTCACCCCAATTAGTCTTTGTAGATCGGCTATATATAAAAGGGCCGACACCCCGATATGGAGCCGAGTCTGTGACCTTAGGTGGCCATGACACTTTCTCTTCTTCAAATTCTGCCGATTCATTTTTAAAAGTTACTGTACAATAATTATACTTTGCTGAAGATGGCGGAAATGTTTTTATTATCTCTTGTGATAAAACTAAATCAGAATCTGTTAATACAACTCCAGTAGGATTGTCTAGTAATAATTTATATTTACCACCCGACCAAACTAAAGATGCTTCAGGCATCGATAATAAGATAGATTTAACATTTTCAGAAATTGATTTGGAAGTATCTAATACTATATTACATTCATATTTACGTAATGGTTCCGATGAAGAAGGTGCTACATTATACGGAGCCGCTGAAGTGTTTCCTAATTGAGTAGGATTATAGAACTTACCACTTCTTGCAGACATAATTTTTGTATCAGGGTTTGCTATAACCTGATCACAGATAACAGCAGTATTTTTGAATGAAGTTAAGTCTAACATAGATTCTGTTATTCTTAAAGAACTATCAATACTACCACAATCTAATAAGTAGTCTAACAAAACCCAAGCTGGGTTGTTAGAGTATACTCTAGCAGCCAATACAGCTGTATTACCTGCGTTAAGTGTAGTTCTTATCTTTCTACCTTCAATTAAAAACTTAACCTTAGGCACAGACGTGAATTGTGGTGTGATGGCATTAAGTTTAAAAGCACAAGAAGCATAAGCTATATTAGTAAATGTAGCCGTTTTACGTTTAGGCTGATTAGCAGTCATCACTTCATCTGCCACACCGTTTGTGTGAATATCAATCCTGAGTGCTGCTTGTCCAGAGTGTTTACTATCCCATTTCTGTCTAGAACTACTTCCTAAGTCTGGCGAAGAAAGATATTTACCATCCACTAAGCATTCAACAACTCTATTGATATCTCCTCTCGCAATTGTATATTGTGCATAAAGTAAGTCAGAGACAGCATCTGCGGGGTACGTAGTATCTAGTTTCAAAGCAGATTGTGCTGGAACAGTAAGAGTCGAAGTTATTGTCTTTGTGGCATCATTAGGATCTATTGAAACTACTTGTAATGCAGAAGCAGGAATAGCTGAAGGGCCTGCTTGAAATGTTTGCTGACTATTAGCAGTCACACCAGTCATTGTAAATTTCTTAGTAGTATCAGCATATACTAGTGAACCTTCTACAAGACCTCTCCCATACACTAAAGGTAAATACCCTGTCCCTGTTTTAGCGTCAGGTGTAATACCTGTTGTTTTCTCAGGCGGATCTGGCTTATTGAATTCTTCCCAAATTGCCCACAATACTATACCTGTCTTAACTATATCGGAAAATGTTATCATTATTTCTTACCCCATTTAATCATTAATTTAGACACATCATCCTGCGATCTTTCGAAACAGGTATCGCCTGCTACAGGAGGGTAGTCTTTGCTGATATGCCATCCAGCAACTGAGTCTAAAACATACATAGGGCTGGCACAAGTTAGTTTAATTAAAGACTCTCCAATAGCATCTGTTTTCAAGTAGGAACTGATTCCCGAGATAACACCTTTATATGCAATAACTACAGTAGCATCACTTTCAGTGACATATACATTTTTAACAGTTACTGACATTCCATTTGAAAAGCTACTTAAAAAAGAGTTAGCTAACTCTATTCCATATGTAACTTGTTTTATATCTGAAACAACTATAGGCGATACAGAAACTAGTCGAGAATCAGCAAGGTAAACAACACCCTCTACCGTCTCATTCTTATAACTAGAAGTCGTATTTATACTTCCTATGGTTGCAATAACGAACATATTTTTTAATGTCCCTGTCGCAAAATTTCTCATAAAGCCTCTATTAATTTAACTTGTCCTGTGGTCATCATAATGCCATCTGAGTATACCATTCCTGATATCACATCTGTATCATATTTAACTGTCATCTCTACATCATTAAAATAGACCACTGTTTCACCGATTATTGGTAATCGTAATTCTGGAAATATATTTAAAGTAGTAGTATGACTTATTACCATGTATACTTTTAAATCACCAGCAAAAGTAATAAATAAACCTGCTGGAAGTTTCTTATTGACATCTTTAACAATTGGTATACTGCTTACACCCGCAAGTGCCGCACCTACTGTAAAAGTCGTCTCTGACTCTATATAATAAGTAGTCGCCTTACTGTGACTAGGATTTCCGGGAATAAGATTTGGAACGGTCAATGTACGAAGTATTGGATCCACCGAAGTAATTTGACCCACACCAATTATATTCTTTAAAAGTACACTATCAAAATTAAAAACTGAAGGACTTACTACTGTAAATCGATTTTCAACTTCTTTGTTTAGTGTTGCTTTTATTTCTAATGGTTTTTCCATTTGTAATTCTGCCCCATAGTTCTGAGGCATTTTAATTTTAAAACTTTCGGATGACCCTTTAGTTACTAGATGCGCAAATAAATCGTTAGCAGTACCAACGAGGGGTTCAAGATTTGCATCTATCTCCCAACGTTGGACATTACGTTTTACCGAAACTCTAGATAATGAAAGGGTATCCGAACTAAATACTGGTTGATTACTCTTAACTGTTAATGGTACAGTAAATTTAGCAATCAATGCAGTACCGTTCAGGATACCGTATGACATATTAACCTCTATAATTACGTTCACGATTGTACTGATTCACACCAGCCGCGATTTGCGGTAGCATTTGTGAAATCTCAGCACGTGTTTGGCGAGAAATATCGCCTGTTATATTCATATTAATGACACTGTTATTGGTCACTGAATTAGCACCGTCAGCAGACTTAGCAGCTGTTGGTATCGACATTATTGGAGAAGCTGCAGATGATATTGTTGCACCTGAATTGATTGCCTCCACTAACGCACGATTCTTTGCTGTAGCTGCGGCATTGATAACAAATTCGCCATTAGATAACATTGTCGGTATTGAATCAGATGTACCTGTTCCCGGTCCTGTTACCAAACCACCCATTGCTTTCCAGCCATAAATAGCATCTTTTTGTGATGACTTATACATCATATTCAATGCTGCATAGGATGAACCTAAACTCGGAATATATTTATCTACTGAACGACGATCTTTACTTGAAAAGAAGTCGCCGATCCCTGAAAATATATTACCAATAGTCTCACCTAAAGCTGCAATGTCTTCCCAGCCCCCGCCTCCTGATAAATTACCGCTGGCGTCTATAGCCAATCCTTGTTGATAACCCGAAGTGTCAGGCTTTGTAGGTATTTTGGCACCGCTTTCTGAATATGTAAAGTCACCATTCATAGGTATATACTTGCCTGCAACCGGATTAAAATTAGCATCCAATGCGGTATTTATTAATAGACCAGTCATACCACCTGTATCTGGAATATTCCCGAAAGAAACTCCGTCCATTATACTCCAAGTTTTGCCTTTTGGAATATCTGACGGTGACCAAGCATTAGGATGTAACTTTGACCAAGCATAAATATCATCTTGTAAGCTATCCACAACTGGTGCTTTATTATCGTACAGACTAGTCCAGCCGAATAGATTATCAAACAAAGACGTCTTAGGCTGTCTCAATCCGGTGTAAGTAGAGTTATCAATCACAGGTACGCCGCCACCGTGGATAATACCATCAGCACCAACATACTGACTCTCTCTATAATCTTTTCCCATCTCAAAAGTTGTATTGAAGTTCTTCCAGACGTCCATAGAGTAAGAATCAACAAAGTCATTAACTTTGCTGCCACCCATACTTTCCCAAATTCCAGTTAATCCAGTCATAACTGGCATTTTGGCAGCAGATGGGTTATTCTTAGAAAGATATTGCCCATAAAAATCATATGCAGCTGGTAGTTGGACGCCTGCTGTACCGACGCCTGAAGCGTTTTTAAGTGCATCAGAAATTGTTGGAAGTATCTTCGGAACAATATTAGGTACTGCTGTATTAGCCTCTGCCTTCCCAAATATAAAATCAATAGCACTATTGACAAATTCAGGGAATTGTGCTAGGGTATTTTTAGCTTTATCATATTGATTAACAATCGCATCATAAAGTGTATCAAAGAAAGATCTATCATCCTCTTTTGCACCGCCTGATGTAATCACCATAGCATCCAATACAACAGTATCATCAGGCATTCTCTGGCTAACATCTAACGGTGTACCGAACGCCTTATCTAACGGTAGATCCTCTTTACCATACTTTTCTGTTGGCATATTAGGCTCAAACTTGAGATTACCAAGAGACTTTTTAATATCAACACCCAAACCCAATGTGGTAGCGGGATTAGTACCGCCTGTGACAAAACTATTAACCAAGTTACCTGTGGCCGTTTTGACGGCCTCATACTTAATTGCAGGAGGCATTAGGGCAGTAGCGCCATTATTAGTTACAAAGTTCATTCCGCTTTCGATTATGTTGCCCCCTACATCTTTTGTAAAGTTTGGCAACATATTCTCAAACTCCATTCCATAGCCGCCAGGTAATAATACACCTGAAATTGCAGATGCTGTATTTTTAGCCCCAATGATACTGTCTTCCACAAAATTCAAAATCTTATTCGGGATATCTTCGTACCAATGACCTTGTTTTTGACTAGTACCCATAACGGATGCTAATGTTTTAAGATCAACAGGATAACCATTATATGCTAGATTAGAATCTGAAAGTTGTTTAAGAGTCGGAATACCCGGAGTTTTCGTATCAATTTTAATTGGAGTTTCAAAAACCGTTTTAGTAATCTCATCCTTAATAGCGTTTGGCGCACCTTGCTGCACATCACTCTGAGCCGCAGGTAGAAGCAGGTTGGTCACTTTCCCTTTATCATCTAGTTTATAGAGACTTGACGTTCCAAACGGTGTAGTAATCTCATATTTGCTGGTACCCCAAGAACCGGAATCATCTATAAGTTGCTTATTACCGTCAGCATAGGTACCTCCAAATCTAACCATACCTATGGCAGCTGGATCAAAGATTTCCTTATTCCCTACTTTAGCTAGTGGCTTTTTAGCATCTATAATTTCTTTTATTTGTAGATTACGTTTTGACGCTTTATTCACTAAGTCCGCAGGCCAACTCTCAAGAAACCCCATATACCCTGGGAAGTTATTAAAATCATAACCTTGTACCGTAAAGCCGTCTAACTTAGGTAACTTTGTTAAGTCCTTACCTGTTATTGATTCTAAAGTTCTTGTAGTAGTTACATCAGGCATCTGCTGAAGAATATTAGCGTCTTTCTTAAGGCCTGTATTATCATAAGAATATTTACCCGTACCTTCTTTGACAACGCGTCCAGCAGCATTTACGCCTTTAAGAACTAATTTATTAAATTCTGAGACTAAATAATTTTTACCATTATAGTTAATTTGATCGCGAGGGAATAAACCTCCAGTCAGGTCAGAACCTTTCTTATCCATTATAGGCGCATATTGCGGCATCCAATAGTGCCCTGTAGGTTTGCCAGCAGCGTCATAAGTCTTTAGGTTACCAAGTGCATCGAAGAAACCTTTATTATCTTTAGTAGAGTATGTTCCTTTTTTAATACCAGCGGCATATTCACCTAGCGTGACACCCTTAGGTAATCCTTTGCCAAACGTACCGGCTCTAATTTGATTCAAAACTTCCGCGTATTCTGCTGTTTGTTTTGCCGGTATTACATACTCCCCATTCGATAATCGAACTGGAATTGAATCCGATGTACCAGTACCAGGGCCTTTAACTAGACCGCTGAGAGGAATGTCTTTGCCAGTTCCTGCTAAACCCCCTGTAGCTTGCGTGAATACACTAGAAACAGCATCAATTCTTATGCCTTTTACCAAGTCAGTGAGGAAGTCAAAGGCTGTTGTTCCTAGCGCTTGTATTTGCTTTGTCCATTTACTAGGTTCAAAAGCTGGCAAATCAATATTACCGAACCACTCCGCAATATCACCAGAAATATCATTAGATAAATTAGGAAATATTTTGGAAGGATCAAAGCTAAATAATCCAGCCCAATCTACTTTGTTTATTTCTGTGCCAATATATTCAAACGGCTTTAACAAAGTTTTACCAACATCTTTGAGTGGCTGTAAAGAGAGATACTCAGAAAAGTTAGTCTTTGTAACTAATCCACCAATATATGTAAAGGGCTTTAGTACAGTTTTTCCAACACCAGAAAGATCTTCTAATGATATGTACTCACTAAAATCTTTGGCAGAAGCTTTGTTATAAATCCAAGTAAACGGTTTTAAAGCTGCTTTAAATGTTTTGGTTACAGTTTCTATAGAAAAGAATTTACTATAATCAAGACTGGTAGGAAGATTGTTAGAAAGATATGTAAAAGGTTTTAAAGGAATTTTAGCAACATCTATTATATCTTCTATAGTAAACATAGTACTAAAATCGATCTCTTTGATTTTACCATATGCCCATGCAAAGGGTGTTAAAGGAATTTCGAGGGTAGTGACTAGATTATCAATACTAAAGATATCCTTCATGACACTAAAATCAGTCTCTTTGACTTTATTATACGCCCATGTAAAAGGTGCCAAGGGAAGTTTGAGGGTAGTGACTAGATTATCA